GACCCGACAAAGGTCAAGGCCGTCGTGACGACGAAATGGAGCGGCAGTGCCTACAGGTCGGAGACGATCAAGAATGTCCTCTCCTACTCGATTTCAGGACAGCTTGACTCTGATGCCGATGCGTGGGCACTTGAAATAGGAAATCCCGATAGGTCGCTCAACCCTGTACTGGTCAGAGACAACGAGGTTCGGGTCAAGGTGTTCGGTGCTAGCGCGAAAGGAAACGTCCCGCTGCTCACCGGCATCATGGACGACGTAACCTACACGGAGCAGGGAACGCTTCAGCTTAGCGGCCGTGACATGTCTTGTATTCCTGTTGACTCGGATCACGACCCGTTCACCTACCGGGGAATGAGTCCTACCAAGATCATCGAGGTAGAAGCGAAGAAGCTGAAATTTACCACCGGGATGCAGATTCACCCGATCTTCGGCGGCCCAAAGAAGCAGGAGACAGACGGCTCTGAAAAATACTGGGAGTTCTGGTACAGGATGGTGCGCAAGGACGGCATGTGGATCTGGATGCTGCCCAGTGGAATCCTCGTAGTGGACAAGCTCCATTACAACGTTGCGCCCACGTACAGCTTTGCCAGTGCCAAGGTCGCAGGCCCGAGAGACATCCTGGTTGAAAATGTGTCATGGCACAAATCGACACAGACGCGCTTTCACAGGCTCGGCGTTGGTTGGCGCACAAGCGATGTCGTCAGCAACAAGAAGCCGTCAATTACAATTGTCAACGATCCTGGTACGGCAGACTGGCTGAAGAAGACGACGAAGCTGATCGAGGACAAGCATGCCGTATCGATCAAGACGGCTACCAAGATCGGCAATGAAGAAATCTTCGAGTCCAAGGTTGGTGCAGTTGAAATTACACTGACTGTTCAAGATCCTGGCTTCCTGATCCTGATGGACAAGATCGCGCATCTCGACATTCCTGAGTACGGCCTGAAAGGAAACTGGTACGTCGTCGGCTCGACCATCAGAGGAGATACCGGCGGCTTCATGCAGGACGTGAGATTGCGTGAACGTCACTTCGCAATTTCAGAACGTATTCCTGACGCTCCGGTGTGGACGAAGGACAAAGGCTCGACTGCCGATAGTGGTACTTCGGATGCTTTGCCTTCTGGCAAGGCTGCTACGGCACTGTACGACCACATGAACAACCACGAAGACTGGTTTTCATGTTTCCTCCAGGGAGCGAAGCAATGGCGCGGCAAGTACGACCTTGCGCTTTTCATGGCTGTCATGATGGCAATTTGCGAGCATGAAACCGGGTTCACCAACGAGCGGTCAATTCAGATGGCTCGCGTCACTGGCGGTGGGCAGACTGATGCACCCGGTCAGCACGGTCGTGAATGGGAGGACATTCGCCAGAACAACCCTACTACAGCAGAACGAGCTAAATTTACAGAAGACTTCTGTAATACAGGCGGTGACGGTCATGGTGTAATTCCAAGTGGCTACGCCTGTGCTGTCGGCCCGATGCAACTCTTCGACAAGGGACTCAAGGAAGAGGCCGACACATTGTACGGCGGTGGTGTAGATGACCTGTTCGGTGGCCGATGGAATCCGTGCAACAACATCAAGGTTGCCGCGCACACACTAGCTGGAAAGTCTCCGACGAACAATGGGTCAGAAGCAGACCTGATGCGTGGTGTCTGTAATTACGGTGGCGAAGGTTTGGACGCGAATGGAATGTGCGGGTTTTCATACTATGTCAAGAGTCATGTTCATGACAATCCTGGTTGGCTACAGCTTGTCCAAGACGCGCTGGCTTCTCTTCAGGAACCGGCTGGTGGGGCAGGCGGTGTAGGGGCGCTTCCGCCACAGGGCGGCTGTAACGTAGAGTCTGCCGCACAGGCTGAGAAAGTTCTGAAATATATAGATCAGGGCAAGATCAACATTTCACATAGCGAGGACATAGACGACATCAGGCGAACAGCAAAAGGAGAGAAGACACAGAAATACAACGTTTGTCTGGATTCGCGTGTCCTTGCGACGATGATTGCGATTGCCGACAAGTGGGGATCGATGCGCAGCTACGCAATTTCATCATCGCACTCGGACGATAGTGCAGGTTGGGGTGGACATGCCAGGGGTTATGCCTTCGACCTGAACGGTGCTGGAGGAATTGCATTTGACGGGGCGTATTCTCTGGCTGCTCACAACCGCGATGTCGAGGTTGCACGTTGGTTGTTGAATTATGGAGCGCCCGATATTCGTCTCATCTGTACCAATGTCGGAAATGCACCAACATGTGATGCTGAAATTACGGGATACTGTCTTCCACCCTTTGCTCGATGGGGTGTCACCTGTGCGTCTCACGCAAACCACATCCACGTCTGCTACACGCCGGGAGTACCGACAAAGTAATGCCGATTTCAGATGCAGAATGGGCCTCGATCACAGAACACGTTACCAAGATCGTGCAGCAAGTAGCTGGTCGTGCAGGCGATCACTTCTTCGTGGATCAGGTGATAAAGCGGGATACAGGAAAGAACCTCGTATGGGTGACCGAGCTTGGAAATACACCAATCCCACTTTTCACGTTCGACTACGACGTGACTTACTACGATGAGTCACCACGGGACACAGGACTGAGCTTCGGTGCGTACAAGGTCTACCCGAAGAAGGCAAAGGTGAAAATACGTTGTCCCAAGGTGGGAGATGTTGTACTGGTCGCAAGAGAGATGGGTGTGAACAGGTTGCCAAGATGTCTCGGTGTGCTCAAGAGCACGGGCTTCTACGACGACGATCAGGAAGCGTATTGAAATGTGGGACATAGAGATTTCAGAACACGGTGATCTGGTATTTGCCGGGAATCACGACCTGGAGACAGTCGAAGGTACTCAGGTCATCAACCAGCGGATCATTACACGGCTCAGAATCAAACGAGGCAGTTGGATTTTCAACAGAGACTCTTCATTAGGGTCTGACCTGGACTCCGCGATGGGCAGGCCGCAGTCTCAGCAACTTGAGAATTTTCCCACCATCATTTCCAATGCCCTAGCGCCGATGGAAGATGAAATTGATATTCAGGATATCCAGATCGTCCCGGAGACTAGAGGTGTCACTGCCATCATCGTGTACTCGCTCGTAGCTCCAGATGTGCCTCCTGACGTGAGCGCACAGAATACTGTCACGCTCCTGATACCAGTCCTGGGGGTGCCGACGTAATGCCTATTTCAGATTCAACCTTCTACCAGACTCGCGATCAATGGCTGGCGACGATGCTCAGCACACTACAGAGCTACATTGCTGATGCGTACATTGGCGAGGACGGAATTACATATATCCTCTTTGCCGTAGAAGCCGGTCAGTTCGAACAGTTGTCACTGGCCAATCAGATCCTTCTACAGGAATGCTTCCCGCAGACCGCTAGCTTTGCTGCGTTGAAATTGTACGGTGAGATGTTCAACATTCCTCTCCTGGTCGGAACACCGGCTATCGGTACGGTGACACTCAGCGGCAGTGATGGACTTGTAATTCCGGCTGGGTCACTGGTTGGTGCTCCGAGAGGATACGGACTCGACCCGATTACATTCTCTACCGACAGTGACGTGACGTGTGCTTCTCCGGGAACACCAACACCGCCGACGACAGCGATCAATGTCACGGCCGGAAACCTCAACGGTAGTTATGAATATGCGGTGACGTTCGTGACTGCTACCGGCGAGACGTTGCAAAGTGTGGATTCGGTTGCCGTAGCTCCGGTCAACCAGCAAGTCAACTTGACTGCAATTCCAATTGGCGGCACTGGCACAACGTCTCGTAGGATTTACAGACAGAAGAATGGCATCGGAGCTTACAGCCTTGTTACCACTATCGCCAACAATACAGCGACAACGTACACGGACAACATCGCTGACGCGTCAGTCGGTGCAAGTGCTCCATCGGTTGATACGGCACACAACGTGAATATGACGGCCACTGCTGTAGAAGCCGGAGCAAACGGTAACGTCGTTCCTGGTGCAATTTCAGTCCTGGTGAACGTACCAGCAGGAACACTTGCAGTTACCAATGCTGCTGCATTTACAGACGGCTCGGACGATGAAGACATGGAAGCCTATCGAGCGCGATTGATGGAGCGCATCGGTGATCCTAACACTGGCTCGGCAAGTGATCTGAAATCCTGGGCTGAAGCTGTACCAGGGGTTGAAATGGCTACAGTGTTCCCGAATGACAATCTCGGGACTCCTACAAACGGGCACGTCACTGTCAGAATTTCAGGGCCAGGGGCTGCTGTGCCTGATGCAACCGTAGTAGCCAATGTGCTGGCTGCTCTACAAGCACAGGATGTCGCCAACATCACAATTCATGTTGCGACGTTCACTCCCAAGGTACAGAACGTCACCATCGACGTGACAACAGATGCAACGCATACGCTCGGTGACGTGACTCCCTCTGTGCAGCAAGCAGTCGCAGATTACATCGATGAGATTCCGGTTGGTGGAACGCTGTACGTAGCGGGCCTGGAATGGGCGACATTCGCTCTGCCGGGAATTATCGACTGTAATGTGACCTCGCCTACGACAAACCAGACATCACTCAACACCGAGAAGTTCCAGGTCGGTACTGTGACGGTGGTTTGATGGCTGTAATTACACCACAGCCTACTCTACCTCCCGAGATTGCGCTCACTGATGCTGAGTACAATTTCATGCAAGAGGAACCACCGCGCTTCTTTCCTCAGAACCAAAATTCAAACTGGGGTCTGAAACGAAGGATTTTCAGTAACGGCACGCAGGTGCTGATCAACCAGCTTGACCTCATCTGGACTGAGCGGTTTCCGATGTCGAGCGTGCAGTTCCTGGACGAGTGGGAAAAGCTTGTCGGTCTGCCGCAGAATCCTACGAGCCGGACAATCGCTGAGCGCAGAAATTCAATCATGGCTCGCCTCAAGGGTGGGCCGTGGACACGAACGATGCGGAAGGAAATTGTCGAGGGCTATCTAGCTGTTCTGGCTTTCGGTGATCCGATCCAGTTGCTCCCTCCTGGTGTTGGCTTCGATGCCTCTGGAATTCCGATCTTCGATGAGCCGGGTGTCGTCAGTGCCATGTACCGAATCTACGAGGATGTGCAGAGATTCCGCTACAAGGTGAAAATCGACTCTAGTCACTCGCCTGACATTCTCTCGATGCAGCGTGACCTGACCCATTCTCAGTACGCCGGACTGACACTGATCATCGATACGTCAGGCCCGACCCCCTACGATTACACCTGGGATACATTTCAACTCGATCCCAATGCCTTCTGGCCACTGACCGAAACCTCTGGCACGACGGCTGTGGAGCAAACTGTCAACGGCCTGAACGGAACGTACAACACGACGTACACGCTCAACAACACTGCGCTGCTCGTCAATGACGGTACTTTCAAGTCGGCAGCGTTTACGGGGGGCTATGTCTCTGTACCAGATAACAATTTACTTGATCTTGGTGATGTTTTCAATATCGGGCTTTGGTTCCGGCGGGTCACTGTAGACGGTACCGACCAGTATCTAATTTCAAAGGGAACGGGAGCATATGGAATCCGCATACGAGGTTCCGACAATCGCATTGTTTTCAGCAAGGTCGGCACAGGTGACATCGCCGCATCTACAAACGCTATTTCAGACACGACAACTTCCCACTACCTTGTCGTCAACAAGTCTGGAGCGGCTGTTAACATCTGGGTCGATGGAGTCAACGTCACCGGCACTGTCACAAATCAGACAATCACAAACAACGCGATCGCGCTCAACATCGGTCGTGAAGTATCCGGTGCCAACCTACCCTTCAAGGGCGTTATCGGATACGTAGTCGTGGATGACAGGATTCTCACCACCGATGAAATCACGAGACGCTACAACACAGGTCGCGACATTAATCGCTAGGGGGATTTCATGCTGACTCGCGTCAAGACGTTCGTTGCCACGGGGCTGGCTACAGCGGGTCGGCTCTA